TACCGGATATTCAAGCCGGAGCCAACCTTACGTGGAACTTTGAAGCCAAATTGTTCAGGAAAAGGTACGGATATTTTTGCGGTCGTTACGTTATTCACCACGATAGAGGAGCTATTGTGTATTATGATCCACTTAAGTTGATATCTAAATTAGGATGTAAACATATTAGAGATGAAGTTCACCTAGAAGAATTGCGTAGATCCTTGTGTGATGTAACTAGTAATTTAAATAATTGTGCGTATTTTTCACAGTTAGATGAGGCCGTTGCCGAGGTTCATAAGACCGCGGTTGGCGGAGCGTTTGTTTACTGTAGTATAATTAAATATTTGTCAGATAAAAGGTTGTTTAAAGATTTGTTTTTTGTTTGACTAAGTCAATAATGTCTTACGAGCCTAAAGTAAGTGACTTCCTTGCCCTTACGAAAAAGGAGGAAATTTTACCCAAGGCTTTAACGAGATTAAAGACTGTCTCTATTAGTACTAAGGATGTTATATCTGTTAAGGAGTCTGAGTCCCTGTGTGATATAGATTTGTTAGTGAATGTGCCATTAGATAAGTATAGATATGTGGGTGTTCTGGGTGTTGTTTTTACCGGTGAATGGTTGGTGCCGGATTTCGTTAAAGGCGGGGTAACAGTGAGCGTGATTGACAAACGGCTTGAGAACTCCAGAGAGTGCATAATTGGTACGTACAGAGCTGCTGCGAAGGACAGAAGGTTTCAGTTCAAGCTGATTCCGAATTACTTCGTGTCTGTTGCGGACGCCAAGCGAAAACCGTGGCAAGTTCACGTGCGTATTCAAAATTTGAAGATTGAAGCTGGATGGCAACCTCTAGCTCTAGAGGTGGTTTCTGTTGCCATGGTCACTAATAACGTGGTTGTTAAAGGTTTGAGGGAAAGGGTCATCGCAGTGAATGATCCGAACGTCGAAGGTTTCGAAGGTGTAGTTGACGATTTCGTCGATTCGGTTGCTGCATTCAAGGCGATTGACAACTTCAGAAAGAAAAAGAAAAGGATTGGAGGAAAGGATGTAAAT